CCATTTAGGTTGATTACCTCTAATGCCTCTTTTACTTTGGTTTCCTCTGGAATCAATGGAGCATCGAATGTTCCAGTGTATGCACCAGGCGTAAACCCTGCATAAATACCAGATGCAGTAATGACTTTATTACTAACATTGGCTAAACCAAATATCCAAACCTCCTGAGATGGGTCTACCTTATAAAGATTTAAATCCCTTATGTAAAAGTTATAGATATAGTCAGTTCCAGATATTACTATGTTAGAAACTATGGTATAGTTGCCATAGTACGGATAGGCATTATATTGGTCAATAAATGTCCTTAGACTTAACTTCAACTGAGGAAGGGTAGTAACACCGACTGTTACCCATGTTGGCAACGCAGCAGTTACTGCTAAATAAATCTCATTAAGCAAATCAGAGGCAATCTGATTGTCAGGATAAAATCCGGTGTTCCATCCGGTTTCCCATCGGTAAAATGGATGTGGGTTAAGCATAGAAATAGAATGGCTCTAAAACTTCGCCTACTACCTCCCAAGGATTTTGTTTGGCAAAGTCAGCAGGAAGTACCTGGCACAATTCTGCATAGCTAAGAGGAGTAAAGTCAAACTCTACTTCCTTACTCAGCAACTCCTTGTGTGCCTTCTTGAATGCCCTTTCACCATCGGCAGTAAATTCATAGTTGCCTTGGGCATCTCTGGTAATCTTATTGTTTTCCTTATTGCAATGCTCAATTCTTAAATCATCAATATCCTCTGTCAATTGCTCAAGAATAGGCTGCAACTTTTTAGCAAGTTTACCCAATTGAATTACCGGAGCATAGTCATCTACTTCTGGCAGCGACTTGACACCATCATTAAAGTTTTTAAGAATTATTGCCTTTTTATAGGTTATCATGAGTATTAATTGAATCTGCCTTCTTGGTCTGCTTGCTGAATCTTGGCAATTACTAAATCCTGAATGATTACTGGCTCACCAAGCATTTCCATGTATGCCTCATATTCTGCACCTACTGCCGTTAAACTAACAATTTTAGCAGGTATTATATCAATTGGTAAATCATTCTGGTCAAAGTAATTGATTTGAACAGAAAGAATAATTGATTCTGTGACAAATGGGAGGCAGTTAATAGATAATGAAACCATTGTGGCTGTCCTCTTAAAGCCATAGGTTGGCTCATTACTGATTGGAACTATTATGTTGTAGTTGCTCATGTTATTATGCTCCTATTAATCCGTGAGTTGTTAGTGATGCTTGAATTGCTGCTACCCTTTCCGCTAATTGAATTAATGTAACAGTTCCGGTTGCATATGATGTTGCTTTATTGGTTGTTCCTGTAAATGCGGTATAACCTGTATCTCTAACTGAAACTACCTGAGTGCCATTAATCCTTAACCTTCCATTTGCACTTGCAAGGTCTAAAACTGCATTTGTACTTATTGTGGCTATGGCATTAGCATTACTTCCATTATAGAATTTAAAGTCTAATGTTGATGAAAACCAAGTCACGCAGTTGGTTGTTCCTCCCTCAATTCCAATTGAGCATTCATGAAATCCTCCGGCAGAAGATCTAATCATTCTAACTTTAGTGCCAATTGAAGTTCCAGTAGTTTGAGCAGCAGCATTAGCATTCCCAAAAGAAATCCATTGTGCATTAGTGCCACCCATTAATAATTGAGGAAGTCCAGTAATAACATTTCCTGAAATAGTGGTTGTTGCATTAAGATTCAACCCAATAACACTTCCTCCTCCATCAAATTCACCTACTGATGAAGCACTTGACCTTGGATAAAACCTAATTTGTAAAGGAGAAGATATCCATGTCACTATGTTTGAAGAAGTTCCTTCAACTCCAATAGCATTATCAAAATTGATTGTGCCTACTGAGTGTAATACTATTTTAGTTCCAGTACTTCTTGATGATGCACTTGCAGGTGCAGCAGGAGTGCCATTTGTAAACTGCATCCACTGATAAGCCAATCCTCCAGTATTATTAATAGTAATTTGAGGAACTGTTTGACTACCTGCTAGTATAAATGTTTTAGAACCAATGAATGTCTGAGTACCAGTACTTACTAAGCCAGGAAATGAGGCATCGGCAGTTTGCATAATCAGGTTTGAACCAGTTACAACTGCTCCATTAGCTGATTTAGTTGCAGAGTTTATTGTTCCAATACCACTAACTCCAGTAGTTGTTCCGGATGTCCATTGTAAAGTGCCACCACTTCCTGTTGATTGTAGGTATTGCGCACCTACTGATGCAGCAGGAGGCATTGTAATAGTATATGAGGAAGATGTAGTTCCTGATTGCAAAGTCAATGTATTAGCATTGGTTGCATTATGAAGTACAATTGTTCCAGTAGTTGCAGAAGCATCACCTATGGTAACACTTGAAGTAGATGTAAGACTACTAAATGAGGCAGGATTTGCAAGCAATGCCACTGTGCCAGATAGGTCTGGGAAAGTATAAATCAGGTCGCTTGTAGCATTAAACTGAAATGCACTTGTGTATGTGTCCTGCTCAAACCTAAAACCAACCTGCTTTGGTGACTTGTCAACCCAGAAAGTAATATAATCAACCAATCCAGATGGAGGACTGGCATTGATTGTGTGCATATGGAAATGCCCATTGCCAACACTTTCACCAATTCTTGGATTTTTTATGGTAAGGACATTGTTAATGTCATCCCAAGTCAAATCGCTTACACCACCAAAAGCAGTACCTCCGTTATTGTACTGAATTTCAGTATCTGCTCCACCTGGCATAGTGCCTGGTGAAGTATTATCTATTGTGAAGTTTGGGTAAGTACCAGTTATGCCTATGCCAGTTCCGGCAGTTAAGGCAACTACCTGATCTGGTGCAGTATTTGTAACCGTGTTACTGGCAATGCTTATGCCTGTTCCTGCACTCAAAACATCCTGCTTACCATTGAATGTAGTCCAGTCTGCACTATCCAGAAAGCCATCAGTAGTACCATTAGCCTGTGGTATGCTTATATCAGGCGCAGAACCACCAGATGATGCTAGAGGCGCAGTAGCAGTTACTGCGGTCACTGTTCCACCTCCACCACCTCCTGCAATCGGGAAGTAGCCTACTACCCTCCAATTTCCAGAACCCTCACTCACTATCATGCAGCAGTCATTGGCAGCAGTAGTAATGTTGGCAGTACCTGGAAGAATCAGTGATGTGGCATTATATGTCAAAGTGCAGACACCATCAAAGACAAGGACAAACCTTGCCCCGGCAGTGACTGTACCAAAGGAACTGATTGTGGCTGCTCCAGTGATGTGCAAAAAGTTACCAGTAGCAGAACTAAGGTCAACAGTAGATGATGCAGCCAAGGCACTTCCCTCTGCCTCATAGATGGCATTCTCAAGTGTTGACTTGTCCTTCTGAGTGATAAAGGAATCAATCCCATTGGTTATCCACTGCCTTAAATCAGCAGGGGAAATCAGTTGGGATGTATTGTCCGGGAAATTGCTTTGGCTTGTAGCCTGTAATTGACTTCTATTCTGGTTAGCCATGTTTACCCATTGTCATATCCATCATCAAATCCTGCATCGAATGCTCCACCCAAGGCAGAATCTAAATTAGACATTAGTAAGGTGAAATTGGTTGTACCACCGGAGGCATCTTCTGGCTGATTGGTCGCATTGGTGATGAATCCCTCAATGACCAGACTTCCAGAAGTGAGCCGAACCTTCCGGTATTGCTCATCTTGGCTCAAAGTTAAGAAATCGCACAGACTTTGTGGATAACTAAAATTGACTTCAATGGGTTTGAATAAATAATCTTTGTAGGCATCAGCCAGAATCAGAGGAGAGATAGGATAGTTCTCATTTACTGCCTGACTTGGTAAAGCAAACATCTCACAAATCACATAGCCAGGGTCAACTGAACTAACAAAGGTTGTCTGGTACTGCCCAACCTGGTAACGCAGATTAGGATATGGATAGGCAACAGTCAGTGGCACTCCATAGGTATGCATACCTAAGACCTTCCACCAGCGATAGGCAACCCTTGCAGGAGTGTGGTAGATATTGTAAAGTCCATCCAGAAAGCCACTATTGTTTCCAGAAACATCCGAACTCAAGCTCACTGTGCCTGGTAAGAATACAATTGAGCCAGTCTCATCCGGTAGAGCATACTCTGATGTTTCAATTGGATTGATGGTCAGGTCATCATTATTGAGCCAGATAATGAATATGTCATAGTCATTAGGTCTGTCTGATGTCGCTCCTCCATAAGTAATGTCTGACATCCTACGGTAAAACTCAATGCACATCCCTTCTGCTATAATTTCAGACCTCAAGTCTTCTTTAGCAGAAGAGCCTTCATTCATTGCTTTGTTTGGCACAAAGTAATTGCGGTCAGTATGCACAGCATAAGTACCAGTTAGCTGAATGTTCTTCCACTTGTCGGTATAGCCAAGGGTAAAGTTGTTTTTAAGAATATCGACCTTGGCTATTTGGTCTATCTCTCCGACATTGGCAAAGGTCTGGCTAAGTAAGTTCTGGTAGAAGTACTCTCTTGGCTCAACTCTGATTTTCCACTCTGACCCAGTCCATTCAAATGCCCATCCAAGGCAGAAGATTTTATCCAGATTGTCAAAGCTAAACTTCCAAGATGTCTTTAGCTGCTCATATCCTGATGTATCAGCAGAACCTCTTATTCTTAGTCCATTGGTTAGGGCATTATTCCAGTAGCAACCACCACCAGTTTCACTGAAGGTATCTGATAGCAGCTTATTGTTGCTACCAGTCATAATATAGATTGCACGGTTTAGCCATTCTTCAATGGTTAGTACATCACAAAGAGAAGCAAATTGAGAATTGCTTTTTTCAGTCAACTTAAAGCTGACAATATCAATTGTGACATCAGAATTGAATGGATTGCCAAGATAGCTTGCATAAACTAAAAGATTAAGCTTGATACCTGGGTTTACACAAAGCTGAACATTGGTAAAGCTAATGTTATAGGTTTGAACTCCTGGTCCTTGAGTTGTATTTAAAATATATGTTGGAGTGCCAGGAACATTCCCATTAAAGTCTAAAAAATATACTTGAACATCAACAGTGTTTGTTGGATGATTATTTTGAACTGTTAATTCAAAGCTTCCAGTAGCATCTACACACCTTGCAAATCCTCCATTATTGACAAAAAATGGACTTGATCCCCATGTTGCTGGCTGAATAAAAGTCAAGTCAGTGTTAAAGGTAGAGCCATACTGTTCCTTAAAGTCAGATGTTGTATAGTAAATTGGAACAATTACATCCTGATTATTAGCCTGACTGTGAGTCCTTACACTATATGACTTTGCAAATGCCTCTAAATAAAGTTCTTGCTTGTGCATCCGAATATTTCGGAAAGTCAGTGCCGAAATAGTGTCATCATTCAAGTCCTTTGTGCCATTCAGGTCAATCTCCACATCCTGCCTTGACTTGAATTGCTCCCTAAACTCATCATCAATGATGCCTACGGTAATCTCCCATGAATCCGTGTCGCACACATTATGCTCCTGGTAGATTGCCATGTTCAGGAATCCCTGAAATTCATAAGGCGCATTGTTATAGCCTACATCAGAGGTGATGGTAATGGCAATAGGCTGATTGATAAAGTATTGGTCAAAGATTGACTTGATATACCTTGCTCCTCGCTCATAGAACTTAACCTCAGTACTGAATGGCTGATCTATGCCATGCGATTCCATTCTGACTGCTGTGAACTCCACGGCATCCCAGCCAATCGGTTCTTCAACCTCAATGCCATCAAGGTAAAACTTCCAGTTTGCCATTAGTTCTTTATTCCAAATCTATTGTTAAGAATCTTAGTGCTGCGCCTTGGAGTCCTGATGTACTTCTCAAAGCCTTTTTCATCCATGCTTAGCTGAGTGATTGGTAGACCTTTTAGAATGCTTCCAAGCTCATCCAATTTGCCCACAACTGGAGAGGCTGTGCTGCTGCTTCTGTTGGCATAGTGGTTAGCCAGGAACAACTCCTGCCTACTCAGTGCATGGTTAGGTATTACTTGAGAGCCTTTTGGAAGGTCAACCAGAGTAGCAGTAGGAGGAGTGAAGTAGACCTTGCCTGATTCAGTGACAACCTTTTCAACTCCTCTCTCACCGACAATTGCCTTACCTCCTTTGAATGGCTTGCCCTTAGTACCTTCTGCAAATTCTGGTACTGGTTGAGCCATTATAAAGCCAATCTGGGCAGCTGCAATACCTGCTGATAAGGCTGCAAGTGGAGCAGTTAAAGGATTTGCACTATACTTTACAAGTTGTTGACCTAATTCATTTAACTCATCAATCTTCTGCTGATTGCCATCAGCCAACTTTATCTCTTGGTCATATCTTTTCTGGAGCAAGGTCATCTCATTACTAAGATTAGCTTGATAAAGATTGAATGCGCCATTGACAAGAACAGAGGCTAGTTCTATGGCTTTTTCACGAATTGCTTTTTTATTTTTTTCAGATTTTTCTAATGCTTTTTCTTGCTCTTTAAGACTCTCTTCATACTTCTTAGACCAATCTTTCATTCTAGCAATTCCAGCATCATGATCAATTTTAAGTCTATTTTCAATTTCATCTCTATTTTGCTTGAACACTTCAAGATTGGTCTTATTAAGGATTAACTCAGCTGCTGATGCCCTTTCAAATTCTTGAATTTTAACTTTTGTGCTTAGTCTTGCTACCTCAACTTCTTGTTGTGTAATACCAATATTTTTTTGACTATATTCTTTTTTAAGAGCAAATACCTTTTCAGCAAATATTTTTTCTGCACCTACTTCACCGGCTTTTGATCCTCTAATTTGAGCCAACAGAATAAGTTGTTGTTTTTCAAGTTCAAGTAAATTTAATCTGTTATCATACTGTTCTTTTAGAATTTTTACTCGCTCCTTTTCATCAATTACTGGAGGAGGAGGAGGAGTATTAGCAACTACTCCAACAATCTTAGTGTATTGCTCCTCCATTTGCTGAAGTATTTTCAACTCCCTTTCTTGCTTGGTGAGGTTCATCTGAAGCCTGCTGTTCATTGTGCCAGCTGCTGCAACCCTTGCCTCTGCTACCTTTTGCATTTGGTTGCTTATGCGATCTTCCATGCCCATAAGCTGATTTCGAGCAATTTGCTTCCTGATTCCTTCCAGATTTGATGCTGTAATCTTGACAATGCGCTGCTGGTCAAGATTAAATACTTCTCTTGCCAATTCAGCCTCAATTCTTCTGGCTGCAATCTGGTCATCACTTGCCTTTTTAGCAGCTCCTCCTCCGGCAGCTTGCTCCAATGACTTGGCAATGCCAGCGGCTAAGTCATAAGCACCTTTTAGGAATGGATTGAGTTTATTGCCTATGGCTAATATCAGTTGGTCAATGGATGAATTAAATCGGTTTTGCGAGGCAGCAAGTGTGGTAACCTGGTCATTGCCCTTGCCGAATGTGTTTTCTAGTTCAGTGGCAAACTTGGGTAGGAAGTCAGCAGCAAGCACCTGCCCTTTCTGAAGCATTTTGTTAAGTTCCTGAGTAGTAACTCCCATAGCCTTGGCAGCTATTCCGAATGCTCCTACAAGTCGCTCACCAAGTTGTCCTCTAAGTTCTTCAGCCTGCACATTACCTTTAGACATCATTTGTCCAAGTGCCAGGAATGCGCCTTTAGTGTCTTCAGCACTTAATCCCATTACTTGTGCAGCTTTGGCAACAGCTGCAAACTGCCTGTTAGTCTCTTGGCTGCTTTGCCCGGCTAAGTTAGCAGCAGAGGCAAAGGTCTTGTAACCTTCAACTGCTCCTCTTAAATCAAGACCTAACTTCTGTGCTGTCTGCCTAATGAACTCAAAGTTTTTATTGCCCATTTCAGCTGAACCAGAGGCAAAGTCTATGGCTTTTCTCATAGCCTCAAACTTGACAGTAGTTTCAACAACAGCAGCAGCAAACTGCTTTATTTGACTCACAGCAAACAGACCTCCAAGTACTCCACCTACTTTTCCAACTATGCTACCCAACTCGCCCATAGACTTGTTGGTATTGTTAGCTTCGGAATTGAATCTTTTTAACTCAGCAAGAGCCTGCTTTTCTTCTGCTGTAAGCTTATCAAATGCATTAGCAGCTGCTTCAAGATTGGCTGTCTCAACTACATACCTGATCTTGATGTCATTGGTGGATAATGTTGCCATGCCCCAAAGATAGCAAAGAAAAAAGCCACCGGAATCCAGTGGCTCTTTCGGTTCTGAAATCTAAACCAAAACAAGATGACAATTCATGATGCCTTACTTCTTTTTTTCTTTTGCTCCGCAATATAGCTGCTTACTATCAGATAGTACTCGTAGATTGGTCTTTCGACCAGGAACTTAATTCTTTGAGCATCTCCACCTGCAACTCTAAACTGCTCATCAAATCTTTGTCTGTGCTGTCTTGTGATTGAAGTCCAATAATGTGTTTCAGGTTGTTTAGGCTTTGGAGAGTTTCTGCCTGCAAATAGGTCGGGAAATTCTTGCTGTATTCTGTCAAAGAGGGCAGAAAAGCGTACTCCGGCAGATTCAAAAAAAAACCCTCCACATCATTGTGCTTCATCCAATGCTCAAGCTTCTGCTTATTGTATGGGTATTGGTAGTCGAGTGGATTCTCCTGCTCATCAAAGTAAACAACAGTAGCCAGCTTTAGCTGCCTTACCATGCTCACGGACATATCCATCTGCTCCTTTAGTCTGGAGGCAAGGATGCCTATCTCATAAAGCTTCTTGTCATCCTTCTTCTTCTTGTCCAGGAGCAGGTTTATCAGTCCATTGTTCCAGCCTTTAAGGAAGTCTGGGTTGATTTGCCATAGCTCCTCAGTGAAGATGTCTCTTGCTGCTACTGCCCTCTGGAATGGCACATTGACCTCTGCGGTGAACCTAAAGTAATTAATGCCTCCAGAGGTGAAGGCAAACTCAATCTGATCCCATCTGTCCTTAGGAGCTACACCCCTGTAAAGTATTCTGCTGCCTTGTTCTTGTATAGGAGCTTCTTCTGCCACTTGTTGAGCAGGAGCAGCACCATGTGATTTGCGCCTAAATAAATTGAGCATAAAAGGAATGGATAGTCAAAGTATAGCCAGCTGATGGCAAGGAACTGCCATGCACCGGAGCAGAAAGGGCATTCACCCAGCGGCTTCGCTAAGTAAGTTGGTAGCCTCTGGATTTGGTATAGATACCACTGCCCAATCGGATGATCCACCAACAGATAGTCCAGAAATAAAGAGAACGATGCGCTGAGTGCTGCTATCAGCAACAACATCAGTAGGCTCGGCATCGTGAGGTAATTCGATAAGGCAGCAGCCTCTGCGCTTGCCACCACAACTTGCATCAATGTCATATTGGTTGGTCATTATTGATAGGATTGATTATTGCAATTACTGTCTCTTGATTGCTGATGGTGTGTGCAAAGGTCAGGCAGATGCTGTCATACTGCTTGCCATCCATTGCAGTGAATAGGATAGGCTGACCTGCTGAATCAGCAAAGCTAATGCTGTACTGACCACCCCAAGGATTGAAAAAGCCTTCTGGCAGTGCCTCAAGGTCAACCTCAACAAAGCCATCTTCTCCCACATTTAGCACTTGCTGCCCTTGGACATTTACTCCAGGCTTAGTGATGTTGACTGTGATAGTAAGTCCTTGATAGTCAATTGGCACTTTTACATAGACTGCTGATGGGCAGCTTGCAAGTGGCTGGCAGATTGGGTAGCAATTATTGCAGCATAGTGCCATACTTTTCTAGATTGAAGTTGGAAGTTATCTCTGCAAAATTAGAGAAAATAAAATAGCGGAAGGCATCCAGAGCATGAGACTTGTCTGGATTCTTGTTTTTCCACTGGTCAAGGCTTCCTTGGCGGTCTACCTTGGCTTCCTTTAGGTCAGTGACTAACTCATCACATCGCTTGCTGCTGATCTGCACCTTTGCCTTCTGGAAGGTTAGGATAGTCACCAGTCTGCTGGCTATGTGGCTTGGGTTTGAGCGAGGAACTTGCAGCTGCATATCAGGGATGCCAAGGTAGTTCTTGATGAGCGCATAGGCACTGATGTTGTCCTGAGTAAAGGCATTCCTGCTTGCACCGGAGGCATCACCGTTGATGATGTAAACCATATCAGGAAACTCTTGCTTGATGGTCTGGCATAGTGCTGCAAGGTCTCCAATACGATACACCTTGATGATGTTGATGGTGGCATAGTAGATGCCCTCCTCAGAGTTTTTGATGTACTGAGCCACTACGCATGTGTTAGTCACATTGAAGTCAAAGCTTAGGTATAGGTTATGCACCGGAGAGGCTTTAATGTAGCCATCATACACATGCTTGCTGTACTCAAAGCTGGTGGCAAAGAGTGACTCTCTATCCCAGATTCCCCATTGCCCAAGGGCATAGACTTCATAGTAGGTCTGGCTCACTGACTTCAGTGCCTCCATCCTGGTTACATATTCTTCATCCAGAAAGTTCAGAGCATCCCGGTAAGTGCCATGCAGCCGGAGGATTTGTCCTTGCTCCTTTGCTGGCACATCATCAAAGAACCGCTTTTTAATCCAGTGGCTATCGGAGACCGGGTTAAAGGTCAAGAAGAATCGCTTTGGTGTTTCTGACTTACCTCTTAGGCGCAGAGTAATCTGGGTGAAGTCCTCCAGACTTAGCTCGGTTGCCTCCTCAATCCAGATGTACTTAGCCTGGGAGAGTGACTTTAGCTTCTCAGGATCATCACAGCCAAGGAAGACAATCTTATTGCTGCCAGATTGCAACTCAAGGTAGCCAGTCTTAGCCTTTACCAGCTTCTCAAATCCCCACTGGCTAATCTTGTTCCTAAAGTCAGCAAAGACAGAGTTACGGAGAGTGCTGGCTACCTTCCTGATGACAAAGTAAGTCTGGAACTGGTTTGCCTTGTGATTGCATATCTCAGCCAGCAGAAGCTGAATCATGGTCTGGCTCTTGCCTGATCCTGCTCCACCCCAAAGGATGTTGTAGGTTTTTGGCTCAACCAGAGCAGGCAGATACTTCTGACTCCAAAGGTCAGCAGATGACAAGTCAATTACTGCCATCAGTCTGCCTGCTCCTCCTTGCGTAGAACTTTAGGCACAATGACTTCATGCATCTGCACAGTCATCTGCTCCTGGTTCATTAAGCCAAGGTCTCTGGCTATGATATTGTGGTTAAAAAAGCCAGAAGAAGCTCCTTCAAACTTCTGCAAGCGGATGGCTTCTTCTACGCGTGTAAAGACCTTATTGAAATCTTCTGATTTGTTGCGGTAAACAGCTAAGGTTGCCCAGCAGCTAAAGCCACAAGCAAGTGCAAAGCCATCCTTAGTCAGCACTCTTTTTTTAGGGATTTCAACTCTCATTGCATCCTTGCCTCTGAAATCAACTTCGATTAGTGGATTCTCTTCTGCCCACTGCACATACTGCTCAAAGTTGTGCATGATTTCATCAGGTGATTTGAACTTGCCATCAAGACCATGCTTGAGGCGCAATTGCCAACAGTTATTGCCTTTCGGTGCTGCCATAAATTGTACCGGGATTACTCCCCTTTTTTAGTGATTGATTATTTTTTCTTAGCTGCCTTCTTAGCCTTCTTAGCAACAGATAGAGCAATGGCTACTGCCTGCTTTTGAGGCTTGCCTTTCTTCATTTCAGCCTTGATGTTGCTGCTTACGGTCTTAGCCGAATAACCTTTCTTGAGTGGCATGACTTATTTTATTTTGTACAAATTTAAGTAATTTAAAATTGCCTGATACATTTCTCTTTTATTCTGCCAGCCTCTGGTTACCATTGAGTCTTTATTTCTGGCAATTTTTTTATCCAGGTCTTTGATTTTGCGAGTCAGGTAATCTCTACAATCAGTAGAGGTAAACTTGTTTGGGATGTGTTCGTACATAAGATCGTTTTGGTATGTTACATTAGTTTGCCATAGGTCTGGCAGTTGACTTAGATTAATTTCAGAAAGGTACATCATCAAATGGAAATGTGTCTTGAAAGTTTGGTGCAATTACTTGTGGACTTGGCAAGTAAGCACGAAGATTTAAGTCTCCCAATATTTTTTCCATTGGATCATGTCCGTTAAATAAAAATCTTCGTTT